TTCAATATTTTTAAACTTATTCATGTTTATAGCACCCGATGGCTGATATTCAAACGGACTCGTATTTAAACAAAAATTATAACAATATAATCCATCCTTCGCAAAACCATTTGTTCTCGTATACTTTTCTACGTATTTATAGACATCTTTCGTCATCAAATTTTCTCTATATTCGCCATTTAACAAAATTGCAAACGTTTCCAATATATCCTTTCTATTCTCCGGTTTAAAATCGCCCGTTATCGTTATTCCTGTATTTAACTCTGTAGTCGGCAATGGATGTACTCCCATACCCACATTTAAAGTACTACCACTCAACGGCGTTGTAGGCGCCAAAGATATATTTGATGGCAAGCTTTGATACGGCCAATTTGTATAATTATACCACTCATTACGTAAATTCACGTCATTTCTCTGTAAAAACCACATCCAACTTGCTATCATACCATTGGATTCTATCTTCAACTTCTTTGATCCTATTATATTATCAAACTTATGTTCAAAAACATCTTTTACTAAATATATATGATCTTCTGCTGCAAACTTTTGCGTTTCTTCTTTTGATAAAAAACAATATGTTGATAATAAATGCACATCCGCATTCCAAGTATTTACTTTATTTTCGTAATTATCTGGTGAAATATCTGATGACGGAGGCGTTTGCAAAAATCTATGCATTTGAAATCTTGCTTGATTAAAATCCGGTTTCACATAGGGGAAAGAATAGGATTCATCAAACACATCACGTACTTGAAATAAATCCTGTATTGGACGAAATGTCACTGTTATAGACAATTCATTATATTGCAACGCCACCAACGGAAAAGCACAATTTGAATTCAACGTAAACCATGTATTTATTGGTATATATAAATTACGACCTCTAATAGACGGTTCCGCACCCGTTGTAGATTCTGTATACGCCGCCGAAGGATACGCATTTGTTCTATTAAACGCATATGCCGGATTATTTAATTCCACTGTATTTCCCGTCATTTCATTAAATAAATCTTTCTTTTCACTTGTAAAATCACGTTCAACCATCGCGCCCATATATTGTCCAGAATATCTTTGTAACATCAAACCGCCACAATTTATCGTTACCTCTTTTATCATCTGTGTACCTATCTCCTTTATCCATTTAAAATCATACGGAGACCACCGATCACTAGTATCTGTACACGGTTGATACACCGGACTCCAAATATCCGGCAATGTAACTACTATATACGTATCCATCAATAAATCTGCATATCTCGGGATTTTAAATCTAAATTGAGACTCCTCTGATGTTCTCAATTCTCTTAAACCATCATAATCTATACGAAACTTCTGTAATCCAAAATTTGTATACTTAACATATGCCACTTTAAAAAATGTTTTACATGGATTACCTGTTAAAAATACGTTATTATTGCCAGTTGCTAATATATTTAGTAAACCACCTGCCATTATTTGATATTATATTATATATTTTTATTATATTTGTTTATATATACAATATATAATGGATCTTTTAAATATCTTTATCTACATTGTCATATTTTCAATATTATTTTATGTTTTTTCCAAATTATACAACGCTCGCAAAATAGAAACAGTACAAGTTACCGAAAATATGGTCGGATACATTAATAATCAGGAATTTAATAACATCACAAGTAACAGCAATCTACCCAGTCTTAATACTTTAACAAGCATTGAAAAAAAATATGCACAATTACCATTAAAAGAATACTGTATTAAAGCCTCTTATAATTCCGCCACTACTGGAAAAAGCATCAATAAAAATATGATCAAATATGTACTCTCACGTGGATGTCGCTTTATAGATTTTGAAGTATTTTACTCCAATATTAATGATAATTATAAAGCAGTCGTTGCTGAATCATCCGATCCCGATTTCAAAGTATTTGATACCGATAATCACATAGATTTAGAAGATTGTTTCACTACCATCATAACAAACGGATTCTCTAATACATCACCAAACAAAACAGATCCTCTATTTGTTCATTTAAGAATCAAAACAAAAGATACCAACTGTTACGCTGCCGTCGCAAAAGCCGTTGACTCCATATTAAAACCCAAATTATTTGAAGGACAAGTTACTAAAGAAACAAAACTATCCGAAACTATGGGTAAAATCATTCTTGTTATTGACAAAACCATCCATCGCGATTATAAAGAGTATGCTAAATGCAAAGCATCCGATGTTAATTGTTACGATTTAGCAAATTATTTGAATTTAGAAAGTGGTAGTCAAGACTTTAATTTACTCGGTCTTATGCAAATTGAAAACCAACCCCCCAACTATATTCAAATCAAAGATGATAACATTTCTACCAATGTCGTATCTACTAAAGTCGTACTACCATTAAGCAAATCCAATAATAATCCGAATATACAAAAATTAATACTCACCTACGGTGCACAAATCATCGCATATAGATACAACGTCATTGATGAAAATCTAATTGATTCAGAAATCTTCTTCAACGATAGTAGAGGCGGTATTGCACCTCTCGCAGCAGCACTCGTTTATTTTAGAAACGTTCAAAGAGAACAAAAAGGACTCTAATTCTTCTTCTCTTTTTCAATAAAAGGTGACATAAAATCCAAATACTTCTTAACATCCTCTATTTGAGGAGAACTACTTATCAGCTCCTTCTCTCTACTACGTCTTCTACGAGCACGTATGAAATTATTTTCCTTCTTTTTTATCATTCGTTCAGTAATATTATTACTACTATCATTTATTATTTCATTTGTATCCCTCCCATTATTATCATCATAAAATAAGCTTGATTCAAACCAAGAACTATTACTTTTAGAAGAACTCGCAAATGTTGAATTAGAACTTAAACTATCACTACTTTCATTACGGATAATCTTTACTGCTTTACTCATATAATACACTGGATATATTATAATACAATAAACCTATAATATTATATCTATTAATAATATATAATATATATGTCATCTTCAAAAAATATTCAAGAATTAGAATTTAACAATAAATTTTGCAATTCAAAAATGAAATTTCAAGATTGTGAACTTGCAATTGTAAAAGGTGTCATCAGTGACAACAAAAAACAAATTGAAGACGAAAAAGTTATGAACCAAGATATAAAAAAATTAATCTCTATTGTTGAGAACTTTATACGTAGAAAAAAACTTATTTGTTATGGAGGAATCGCTATTAATAATATATTGCCAAAATATGATCAGTTTTACGGTAGTGAGACCAAAATACCTGATTATGATTTTTATTCACCCAATCCCATTGAAGATTCTAGAGAACTTGCAGATCTTTATTATAAAAATGGATACAGAGACGTTGAAGCAAAATCAGGTGTACACTTTGGTACATACAAAGTTTTTGTAAACTATATATCTATTGCGGACATCACCTTCTTACACAATGATATTTACAAAGAACTGTCCAAAGAAGCCATACAAAAAAATGGAATCTATTATGCACCACCCAACTTTTTAAGAATGTCCATCTATTCTGAATTATCGCGCCCAAAAGGAGAACCTGAACGTTGGGAAAAAATTATTCCTAGACTTCATTTATTAAATAAACATCATCCTATAGTATCCTCTAAATGTAGCGAAAAAGAATTTAATAGCAAAAGAAAAGTAGACGAACAAACAAATACACTTATTAGAAATACATTAATTGATAACGGTGTTGTTTTCTTCGGAGGTTATGCTACACTCCTTTATTCTAAATACGTAAAAGAAGAAAGTAAAAATTTAATAAGTACAATGCCAGATTATGATGTTATTAGTGACGATATTGAGACTACCGCTAGAATTTTGAAAGAAACCTTGAAAAATCAAAAAGAAAAATACAACGTAGCTATCGTGAAACATAAGAAAATCGGCGAAATTATAGGTGAACATATTGAATTAAAAGTAAATAATAAAAGTATTGTGTATATTTACTCACCTATTGCATGTCATAATTACAATAAACTTACCATTAACGGTAAAGAAATCAATGTCGCTACAATTGACACTATTTTATCACTTTATTTTGCGTTTATTTCAATAAAATCACCTAATTATAGTACTGAACGATTAATTTGTCTTGCCGAGTTCTATATGAAACTACTCTCTACCAAAAGCATTAGTCAAAAAAATGTTTTAAAACGTTTTGAAATCACCTGCGTTGGTAAACAAAAATCATTAAGTCAAATCAAAAATGAAAAGGCATCCAAATATAAAGAATTTAAACAGAAAAATGTTAGTCAAAACGCTAAAGAATATCAAATGTGGTTTTTTAGGTATATTCCTGGAAAACAATATACCAAAAAGAATAAAACACAGAAAAAGAAAATGCCAAAAAGAAAAAGCATGAAAATTATGAAAAAAGGTAATCAAGTGGACACAGTTGTAAATAACTTTCTTATTTAGATTCTTCATCGGTTAAATAGTAGTTAAAAACTCTATAGAACTATTAAACAATAAATAAAACAATCCAAATAATACGCTTTTTAGAATTAATCCGAATAAATTGAAATTCCCATCATCATTGTATATACGTAAAAAGGACAAATGTTTAAACATGTATACACTAATAATTGGACTGTTAAAAAAGAAATACAATAAACTGACGAATACTGGC